ATTATTTTTTAATAAAACAGCAGGAGAAACTATATATGGAGGCAAAAGTCCTGAAGAAAGAAAAGAGGAACTGTTAGCAGAATCTTTTGCAGATTTTGAAGATCAAATAACAAGACGTGAAGAAATTATGTGTACTGAAGCATTATTCAACGGAAAAGTAGTTGTAAAAGGCGAAGGAATAGAAGGAGAAATTAAATTCGGAACAGTTGAAGAAATAACTCCTGCTGTTTTATGGACACAGCCGAACGCTGATATAATTGGAGATTTACAGGCTGCTATAACAAAAATTGGAAAAGTTACAGGATTAAGACCTGAAATGATATTGATGGATCCAGTTGCTGCAAAATTATTTGTAGATAACGAAAAAATTCAAAAGTTGCTGGATGTAAAAAATTATAATGTAGGAGAAATAAATCCAAGTGAAACAGCAGCAGGAGCCATTTATATTGGAAGAATAGCACCTTTTGGGTTGCCAATTTACTCTTATCAGTCTCAATATTCTGTATTAAATGCTGATGGTAAAACTTATAGTGATAAGGATTTAATTCCTGAAGGAAAAGTTTTATTAGCACCAAGTAATAATAAAATCATGTACGGACCGGCTGCAGATGTTGAACAGGGAATAATTGTTGCAGAACGTGCTGTATTTACTGACAAGGATTCAAAATCTAATACTGTAGAAATCAGAACGGAATCAAGACCGTTGCCAGTTGTTTATGATATTGAAGCTATAAAGATACTGAAAGTGAAGTAGGTGGATAAATATGACATATAAAGTACTTAAATCATTAGTTTATGGTGGGATAGCATATGCTGAGGGACAGAAAGTAGACATTATAGAAAAATCTGTTGCTGAAAATTGTCTTGAAAGGGAGCTTATAGCTGAAATAACTGACACAGAAGTAGTAGAAACAGGAGAAACAGAAGTGACAGGAGAAATAGACGGTACAGAAGAAACAGAAAATAATGAAGATGCTGCAGAAGAAGCAGTGTCTTCTGAAGAAAATACAGAAGAAGTAGTATCTTCTGAAACTGATGAAGAAACAACTGAAGAGCAGAAAAAAAATAATAAAAGAAACAAAAATAATAAATAAATCAAAATAAATAAATCAAAATAAATAAGAGAAAATAGATAGCGGGTGATGTTATGGGATTTAAAGAAGTAGTTGATGATGATATTCAGAATATATTTCTAAATGCTTCAGAATTTGGCACAGAACACACTTTAAATGGAAGAAAGGTAATATGTGTCATTGATGAAGAAAAGTTTCAAAATAAGCAGAAGAATGGGCTCATAACACAGGAAGATGGAGTTTATCAGAACGGATTTACATTGTTTATTGGAAATTCGTATCTGAAACTACAGCCCCACACTGGAGAAACATTAAAACTGGACGGGATTAAATATGAGGTTGTGGCCAGTAAACATGACATGGGAATGTATGAGATTGACTTAGTCAGAAACGAGGAAATATAAATGTTAAATATAAAGCTCGACGAAAGTAATTTAAGACAGATTGAAAATGTTCTTGAATCAATGCCTAACCAGTTACCTGGAGCGATAGCAAGAGCTATTAATCGGAGCTTGGCTATGACTAAGACAGAGCAATTAATACGTACTACTTCTATGTATACAATAGCAAGAGGAAAATTAGCTGAAAGCATTACAGAATATAAAGCAAGTTCTGGAAATTTAATTGGAAAGATATATTCAAGTGGAAAGGTAATTGGATTAGATCATTTTAAGTTAAGCCCTAAAACAAGATTGAAAAAGAAAAAAATGGTAAGTGTATCTGTTAAAAAAGGTGGAATGAAAATCTTACCAAATGCTTTTATAGCCTATAATGACGGACGATTAGGAGCTTTTGAGAGAAAAGGGAAAAAAAGATTACCTATTGAACGTAAAATGGGACCATCAGCTCCGCAGATGTTGGGAGAAATGAGCATACTGGACTACTTGCAAGGATTTGCAGAAGAGAAATTCAATATGCGATTTGAACATGAAATAGGGAGGCTTATTAAATGATACAGCATACAGAAAAACATTTATATGATTTCCTGAAAAAAATTATGGAAGAAGAAACCATGAAGGATAAAGGCTTTAAAGTATATCGTGGTTTTCTTCCTTCCAATAATTTTGAAGACCGGGAAAACGGAAAAAAAACAAATGACTACTTTCCTTTCGTAATTTTAAGAGCAGTTGAATTTTCTCAGGAAAGAGAAAATTTCAATGACTATAACAGTTTTGCTGATTTTGAAATATGGATAGGAAGTAAGGAAGAAAAGGAAGAGGATTATATAAATAATCTTGCTGTTGGAGACTACATCAGAGAAAAAATGCTCGAAGAAAGTACCAAAGATGGAAGTTTTGCTGTTGATCAGACAAAAGAGTTTAAAGTGACTTTTCATAGTGACGCTTCAGAACCGTATTTTTATTCAAGAATAGCTTTTTCTGTTTATGCGGAGCCGATAACATCAAAAATAGAAATGTTTAGAAGAATAGTGAAATAAGGAGGACGGAATGAACGAAGAAATTAAATATATTTATCTTGGAAAAAATATAGATTTGCCTGAATTTGGTTTTGTCAAAGGCAATGTATATTACGGAAAAAAAATAGAAGAGCTAAAGAAAAAATATCCGTTGCTGGATAAACTGTTGATAAATGTTGAAGAATTGGCAGGATATGAAAAAAATGAATTATTCCTTGAAAAAATATCACAGGAATTAAAAGAAGAAATAAAAGGAGGGAGTGAATAATGGCTTATAAACACGGAACGTATCAGACAGAAGTTGCATCTGATATAAATTTACCTGTAATACTTGACTATGGGCATTTTATAGTTGGAACGGCTCCTATTCATAAGGTGAAGAAGGAAAAAAGGAAAATAAATGAACTTGTAAGATTAGCTAATTACAGGGAAGCAGTTGAATATTTTGGAGATACTTATGACTTAGATTTTTCAATTTCTCAGGCAATAAAAGTATTCTTTGAATTATATGCTGTTGCACCACTTTATGTTGTAAATATATTTGATCCCGCAAAGCATAAAACATCAAAGAAAACTGAACAGGGACTGGAAGTGAAAGGAGGAAAAATATTAGTTAAAAATCACAAGATAATGACTGATACTCTTGTAGTTAAAGACAATACTACATCTCAGCCTATAGCCGATGCCCTGACTGTATGGACAGAAGAAGGACTTGAAATATATGCTAAGCCTTCAACCGGGACAAAGATAGATATAGAGTATGAAGAAGCAGATCTGTCGGCAGTCACTAAAACAGAGGCAATAGGTGGATATAATACTAACACTATGAAGAGAACAGGACTTGAGCTGATTAATGATATATTCCTAAAATTTTCAGAACTTCCTGCATTTGTAGATGTGCCTGATTTTTCACATGAATCGGATGTTGCAGCTGTAATGGCTACAAAGGCAACTAATATTAACGGTGGAATGTTTGAATCCATGGCACTGATAAATGCCCCTGTCGATAAAAGGTATGATGAAATTCCTGAATGGAAGGACAGTAAAAATATACTAGATAAGGATCAGTTAATTTTATACGGAATGATTGGACTTGCTGGGAAAAGATATTATCAGTCATTACATTATGCCGCTCTATCAATGTCTGTTGACAACGAAAATGATGGAATACCTTCACAGTCTCCATCGAATTATAAGTATAAGATGGATTCTCTTTTATATAAAAATTCTCAGGGAAATTTTGAAGAGATAATACTGGACAGGGAAACACAGGCTAATTTCTTGAATAAAAACGGAGTAATAACAGCTATTAGTTTCAAAGGCTGGAAAAACTGGGGAACTGAAACAGCAAAAAATCCGTTAGCAACGGATCCGAAGGACAAATTTTCATATTCAAGAAGAATGTTCAAATATATTGGAAATGAGCTTGTCATAAGTTATTTTGACAGGGTGGATAAGAAATTTTCTTTAAAAATGGCAGAAACTGTTACAAAAGCCATGAATATTAGACTTAATTCATTAGTGTCTACTGAAAACTTATTATCGGCAAGTGCTGAATTATCAGTTCCAGATAACAATTTAATCAATATAATTAATGGCGATATTACTTGGATTATAAATCTCGGAATAATTCCAGGATTAAAATCAATGACATTTAAGAAAAAATATGATGTGGATGCATTAACAGAATTTGCTGAGAAATTAAAAGGAATAGGAGGATAGGAGTATGAGTCAGACAAAAATACCAAATGGGCTTATAAATGCTTTGCTGTATATTAACGGAACTAACAGCTTAGCTGGAATTTCTGAAGTAGAGCTTCCGAAAATAGATTATGCAACAGTTACTACTGAACAACTGGGATTAAGTGCCGAATTGGAAGTTCCGTTAATGGGGCATTACAAGAAACTTGAAGCAAAAATAAAAATGGATTCCGTTGACGATACAATGATAGGGCTTAATAACATGCAACCTATGATGTTCGAGTTAAAGGGAGCTTATCAGTACATGGATAAAGTAACCCATGGAGCAGGACTTGGAGATTTTGATGCAACATTTAAAGGAATGGTTAAAACTATCGACGGTTTAAAAGCCAAACCTGGGGCAAAAATTGAAACAAGTATTGACATAGCTTGTACATATTATAAATTAACATTTAAAGGTAAAAAGATAGTTTATATAGATGTACTGAACAATATTGCGGAAATAAACGGTGAAGACAATAATCAGTTAAGAAGATATTTAGGAATGTATTAGGAGGTAAAAATGGCAGAAATAGTTAAATTAAATCAGGAGTATACTCTTGATGGTAAAAAATATAGAGAAATTGAATTGGATTTTGAAAGCTTGACAGGGAAAAAACTGCTAATAGCTGAAAGTGAATTTAAAAAAAGAAATAAAGGTGCAGCGGTAAAAGAACTTGAAGATGGATGGTTGCTTACAGTAGCTGAAAAAGCAAGTGGAATAAAATACGGAAGTCTGCTTGACCTAAAAGGGAAAGATTATATAAAAGTAATAAATGCAGCAAGAAATTTTATAGTAGTCTCGGATTCCGAAGAGACTACTGCAGATACAGGGAACGAGGGAGAAATGAATCAGGAAGAGATTTTGGAAACAGAGTAAGTCAAAATATACAGTTACAGGATATAGTGACTGATTTACTAGAAGTCTTGAATATGAAAAATGATTTTAAAAGCAGTCTGAATATAAGCTATGAAACATTAATGTCTTGTAGCTTATATGAACTGACTGGCTACTGGAGTATAAGGGCAGAGGAATTAGTTCAAGAAGCAGAAATACGGTATGAAAATAGTAGGGAATAAAAAAACGGCTTATAACAAGCCGTCTGAATTTTCTTTTATTATTGAATAAATAAACGTACATAACATAGCCAGTAGTGCCCACCCAATTGGACCTATTAGAATCAAAATTCCTGCAAGAATAAGAAAAAATATAACAGAAAATGGAGCGAATATTAATATAGCTATACTTGCCACAATTATAAATAATATTTTTTCTTGAATTGTATATTTATCTTTATTTTTAATTATAGATTTTATTTTTTTCATAATAATCACCTTTCAGATAATTTATATTAATAATATACTACAAAATTTAAAGAAAATCAATAAGAAAGGGGGAGAAAAATGTCCAGAGCAGTTGAATTAAGTTTTATAATTGGAGCTACAACAACAGGAGCAATGGCTGGTTTTGCAAAAGTATCTAAAGCATTGAAGGAAGTAAAAGATAATACTGAAAATTTGGTAAGAGCTTCAACTAAATTAGAAAAAATGGATAAAGCATCTAAGAAAATGATTGAGTTAAACAAAGCTTACAGTGAAGCTTCTAAAAAATTAAAAATGTTACAGGAAGCTCAAAAGAAAGCTGGAACCAGTGGGAGTTTATTTAATGAACAGATAAAAAAGCAGGAACGGATTTTAAATGATTTAAATAGACAGAAAGAAAGACAAAAGCATGTTTTTGAAGCAGCCAGAAGTTCTATAGAAAAAGAAGGATATGCTCTAAGAGGATATAAAGAGAGTTTAGAAAAAGTAAATAAAGAACTTAAAATAAATAACAAGTTAAAAGAAATACAGGCAATACATGAAAAAAGAATGGAAGTTCTAAATAAAGCACAGCAACATGGAGATACATTATTAAGACGAGGAGTTGTAGCTGGGGCATTAACTTTAGCACCTTTAAAAATATATATGGATGTTGAAGAGTCTCAGGCAGATTTAAGAAAAATTTTAGGAAAAGAAGCAGAACTTTATTATGATAAATTAGCAGAAATATCTAAGACGTCTCCGCTATCTCAGATTGATTTAAATGAAATCGCGGGGGCATTGTCACAAGGTGGAATAAGAGGAAATG